CCGCGGGAGTGGTGGGCGGCGTCGGCCATCACGCTGGGCGCGTGGTAGGCGATCTGGCCATTGCTCAAGGGGCTGGTGGAACGGAAGGTAGTTTGAGCGGAAGCGGTTGCGAAACGGATCATGATGAGGTCTTTCAAAAGATGCCCCCGAAGGGGCGAGGGGTTTAGCGGGAAGTGACTTTGACGGAAGTGATTTGGATGTTCTTGGTGTAGGCGTCGTACGCGACCTCACCGTGCTGCTGGACGAAGAATTCCTTGTCGAAGATTTTCTTGTCGACGTCTTTGGTCAGCGTGGCTTTGAAGAACGAGCCCTCCATGGACTCACCGGCCAGCTTGATCGCGTCCTTGATCGCGTCGGCTTCCTTGGTCAGATCAGCGATCTGTGCCAGCAACATGCCCAAACGGTCCACGCTGCCTTCGTTCAACTCCACCACCAACTTTGCTGCTTTTGCCATTTTTAACTCCTGTGTGTTTGTGTGTCATCGCGTTGTTGCGATGCCTGAAGTGTAGCCGCTTTTTAGATGTTACAAGCGTTTGTTTGTAAAATATTTCAATTGTAAATCTCACCACGATAGTTTTTGTAAATAATTACCAAATTGGCTTCAGGCTTCTGCTTCATGCTTCACCCCTAAAGGGGGGTGAAGCGAATGAAGCAATATGCTCTGCTTCTGAAGGCTTCTGAAGCAATCTTGAAGCAATGAAGCAAGTTATTTTTTACAAACATGCAAAAACCTACACGCCACCCACGACCGGCAGGCTGACTACGCCATCGTCGTTTTGGGCCAAATGGCCAGCCGCAATGACGTCCCGCAAGTCACGCCCCACGTTGGATTTGCGTTGGTCGCGCTTGGTCTCGTTGCCGCGCGGGTACTGTGGCCAGACCACCTCGACGATCTCGCTGAAGGTGACGCCCGCACCGGCCAGCTCGATGAGCCGCGTGGCCTCCTTGAGGATCAACTTGTGCTTCGCCCCGCTAGGCCCCTTGGTGACGGCCACAGAGGCCCGGCTGCTGTCGGTGTAGACCACCACGCAGGTCGTCTCCACGTCGCCGTCATCGTCCATGCCGACCGTGACAGTCTCCAGCTTGAAACCATACTCGCCGCCGTCTTCCCCGCCCTTCATCTTGGTGACCGTGGCCACGCGGTCGTTGTCCGAGCGAATGATCTCCATCTCGAAGTCGGCTGCAGCCCGCAGCCCTGACCATCCCCGGGCTCCCCGGGATTCGTCCTTGCCGCCGTGGTGGACCAGCACGACCATCGCCCCGGTGAGCCGGGTGATCTCGCGGCAGTAGGCCAGCACCTGTCCCATGTCCTCGCCTGAGTTTTCATTTCCGCCCGCCATCACTTGGGCCAGCGTGTCAATCACGATCACGTCGAACTTGCCCTTAGCCCTGATTTGCTTGATCACGGCCTTGACGTCCACAACCTCCATGAAGTTGGGCGCCTCGCCGATGAACTCCATGGGCAGGTCTTTAAGCAGGATGCCTTGGTGGGTGCAGTAGCCCAAGACGCGCTTGCGCATGTCCTCCACGCCCTCGGCGGCAATCCAGCACACGCGGGCAGGGTTTATCTTCTTGCCACGCCACAGGGCCTGTACGGCGTTGGCGGTGTCCTTCACAGCCTGCGCGCGGGCCACGGCGGCCATCAGGTCGAACAGCCAGAACGACTTGCCCGAGCCGCTGGCCCCGTAGATGACGCCCAGCGTGGCCATGGGCACCACGCCCTTGACAATCCACGACGCCTTGCGGCGCTGGGCAAACTCGGCTGCCGTCTCCAGCTTGAAGCGGTCCTCGGCCTTAGCGCGGGCTTCTTCGGACTTTTTTGTCTGGGCGGCCACCTCCGGGTCGTTGCTCAGGTCTTGGAAGTCGGCCATGACCGAGTCCTTGGTGACGGCCTTGGGCTTGGCCTTCTGGCAGTGCTCGACCCACAGGTACTGCAAGGCGCGCTCGTCGTCCATGCGTCTATGGGACAGGGCCACGTCGAACAGGGGCTGGCTGTTGGCCAGTATCGACAGGACCTCGGCGTCGGTGTAGCCCGCGCTGTAGAGCTGCACACCGGTGCGGTGCAGGGCCAGTGAGCGGTCCTCAAGCTCGTCCGGCCCGTGCAGCAGTATTTCCTTGGTGGCATCGGGTATGTCCATGTCCTCGACGTCGGGCAGCAAGACGTAGGGGATCAGCTCGGGCATCTGGATGGGGATCACGTTGGCGGTGGCCCGGCCACGGCCGTATCGGCTGTGCAGGGCGCTCAGGACGTCAATCTCCGCCATGTTCATGGGGTAGCCCATCTCGTCGCCCGTGATGGTCAGGAACCGGGGCGCGTGGCCCGCGTAGACCTCGATGCCGATGTCGTGGTTATTCCAATCGCAGTGGAAGGTGCCGGTGGCCAGTATGCGTATGCCATTGCCGCTGGGGCTGTACTCGGTGTAGCTGCCCATGGCGTCGATGATGTTCTCGGCCCACGGGGCGATCACGCCGTCCTTCACGCAGTTGTCCAGATCAATGCCCACCACGTCGGTGATGTCGGTGAGCACGAAACCCACGCCCTTGTACTTGTTGGGGTTGAGCCGCTGGGAGCTGTTGGCGGTGTCGAAGTCCACCCAGCGCTTGACGTCCTTGGTGCTCAGGCCGTAGTGATCAGGGTGGTAGGGGATCTTGTCGTACTTCTCTCGGGTCTCGTTCCACACGGCCTTCCATGGTGCCCAGCGTCGCATGTTCTTGAGCTGCTGCGGGATGTGCTGCGGCTTGAATACCCGCCCGATTGGTGGCAGGTCCGGTGTTGTCTTTGTCATTGTTCTACCCGTACGTACCCAAAAAGAAAACAACGGCGGCGTGGGTAGTTCGCTTTTCGGTGCGCTCATGACTTCGCACCTAGCCGTGTTCCGAAACGATTATAGGTCCGCTGTCGGTGACAACAGGTCTATTAACTCCGGGTCGATCAGTATAGATCGATGCACGCCGGTGGCCTGCTCGATCTCCCGGATGCGCTCCACGGGCACGTAGCCTTGGCGCACCCAGAACGATACGTTCTGCTGCGTGCAGCCCAGCATGTCGGCCAGCTTGGCCTGCGATCCTGCGGCCGCCACGGCCTGCTCTATCCCTGATTTCAATACGGTGCTCATTCGGTTCTTTCTTTTGGTTTAGGGCCACGGAGCAACTGCACAACAGCCTCCATGGTGGAGAAGCGGTGCCCGTTGGCGCACTCGTACCGGCGGTACGTGGTGTGCCCGGGCTTCTCCCGCGTCTCGAGCGTGCGGGTCCACGCGTTGCAGGTGGGGCAGATCATGAGTTTTTCTTCTTCAAAGCATCCATTACGGCTTGCAGCAATTGGATGGGGTACTTGTAGTTGTTGTCCTTTTTGATGATGTCAATGGACTCTTGGTCAGTCAGACCAACCCACGGGCGCTTGTAGTCCTGTATGTCGTCGTCGTCTTCAATGCGGGCCTTTGCCATTGCTTGTTTAGCTTTAAACCCGCCGCCCCAGTCACCCTGCTTGCGGGCGAGTTCGTCAAACGCTTCGTCTTCTTCAGTCTTCATAGCATTCCATTCTTGAGTGTGATGCAAGTGCCTTCGAGCTGCGCGATCACCGCGTTGCCTTTGGCAGCCATTTTGCGTAGGTTGTCCTTCTGCGATTCCACCGCAACGCGGCATTGCGGTTCAGTCTTGAACCACGTTTGTGATTGCATGAATTCGCAGTTATTGTTCATGCAGACAAACAGGACCGGAATAAAAATAACTTGGATCATGCGAACAGCCCCCATAAAACTACGCCGACGCCGCCCACTACGAACAGCGTCACCATAACGGTCAGCGCTGTGAATAACAGGCTGATCAACATATCGTCGTTATCCTCGTCGTTGTTCATGATTGCTCCTTCAGTTCAGTTACTCGTTGCTTCAATCGTTTGATGCGGGAGTCGTTGTAGCAAACCATGTTAGCTGCGTATTCGCACGCAGACTCGGCTTCCAACTTGGCCCGCTGGGCCTGCATCAACTCACGCGCCGCCATCTCCAACGGGGACGGTATGGTCAGCAATCGTTTCACCATGGAGATCATTTGCAAGTCTTCGCAAAAACCGCCAGCGGGTTAACGCACGGCGGGTGGTACAAGGTGTAGCCAAGGTAAAAGAACACCACAGTGATGGTGGCGCACACGCCGATCAGGGCGAAGACAGTTTCGACCATCCGCATCATGACCGCTCCCCGCGCATAGCCATGGCCTTGGCCTCCAACCGCTTCTTCTTGGCGTAAGCCTTCCGGGCGATGGCGTTGACCCGCACGCGCTTGTCGATCAGGGCTTGGGTCTGCTCCAGCGTCAGCAGCTCAGTGGGCGCTTGCTCGGTGTGGTCCTTGAAGTCGGCCAACACGGACTCGCGGCCCATTTTTTGTTCCAGCCTGCGCACGCGCGCGCTGGTGCTTGCCACCACGTGCAGCATCTCGTGGTGCATCTCATTGACCTTGCGCTCAAGGTCGGCGATGCGTTTGAAGGGGTTCCAGTTCATGTGTGTATCTCCAAAAAGTTAAGGGAAGCCCGATAGTACAACAAAAACTTGTACCCACAACAAAATATTTTTATAAAGTTACAAACCGACCAGAAAAGTGGTGTAGGATCGGCCTGTCCACAACAATCCCGTTGTGGCTTTATGGAGATACACACATGAGCCTAGAGCAAGCGCTTGAGCGCAACACCGAGATGATGGCGGACCTGATCCGCGCACTGGAGGGCTTTCAGCCCGCAGCCCAGCAGGAGGCACCCCCCGCCCCAAAGCTGCGCCCCAAGGCTATCCCGGAGATCACCCCCGCTGCGCCTACCCCTATTGCGTCTGCTGGGCCATCTGCGGCAGAGCCTGCGCCCTTGTTGACGATTGACTACGCGCAGGTGGCCGCAGCTATCACCAGCACGTTCAAGATCGACAAGGCCAAGGTCATCGCGGCGCTGGCCAAGTTCGGCGCGGCCAAGGGCCCCCAGCTCAAGGTCGAGGACTACGCGGCCTTCCTGCAAGAGCTGGCAGCATGAGCGCACACGCCCAGCTATCCCCCAGCTCGGCCGTGCGCTGGATGTCCTGCCCCGGCTCGGTGCGGATGTGCGAAGGCATACCCGACACCAGCTCGGACGCCTCGTTGGAGGGCACGATGATGCACACCGTGTCGGCGCACTGCCTGACCCGGGGCACTGATGCGGCCGGGTACGTCGGCGTGACTGACGCCGAGACCGGGCTGATCTTGCAGGCCGAGCAGGCGCAAGCGGTCCAGACCTACGTGGACACGGTGCGCGACATCGTCAAGACCACCGGCGGCAAGCTGCTGGTCGAACAGCGGCTGTCCATCCGGCGCATGACCGGCGAGGAGGATGCCCACGGCACCGCCGACGCCGTGATCCTGACAATGAACGAGCTGATCGTTATCGACGCCAAGTTCGGTCGGGGTGTTGCGGTGGACGCCGAGCAAAACCCGCAGCTCATGATGTACGCGGCTGCGGCCGTTTTGGAGCACGAGCTGGCCTACGATTTTGAGCGTGTGCGCATGATGATCGTGCAGCCCCGGCTGAACGCCATGCCCGAATGGACCATCGACGTGTTTGAGCTGAACGATTTCATGGACAAGGTGCAGCTCATGGCGGAGTTGACCCGGCAGCCGGATGCCCCGCTGTTCCCTTCCGCGAAGGCTTGCCAGTGGTGCAG